TCTACAAGTATTTAAAAGAAACATACCAAAAAAAGATATGAAGAAAAAAGAATGGTTGTTCATGCAAACACCAAAAGAAAAAGCATACGAGATATATAAGAAGTTTTACAATGTAGATGGTCAAGACTTTCACAATACAATGAGTAGTAAGATAGCAAAGCAATGTGCTAAACTACACGTAAGACTTATACTTGAAAACGAAATAATAAAACCATCTAACAACCAAGCAATAGAATACTATCATTTGGTTGAAGAAGAAATAGATAAGCTATGATAAAATTTAGAGAATACCAGGAGGATATTATTTCTAAAGGCATCAAGTGTTTAAATAAACACAAGTTTGTTTACTTGTCCATGGAAGTAAGAACAGGTAAGACACTTACATCACTAGGAATCTTAAATAAGATTATGAGTGTGAACAAAGTATTATTCATTACAAAGAAGAAGGCAATAAGCAGTATTGAATCTGATTATAAGCTACTGAGTCCAGACTATGAGATATTCGTTATAAACTACGAATCCTTGCATAAGGTTGATCTTAAAGGTTGGGATGCGATTGTGTGTGATGAGGCTCATAGTATGGGGGCTTTTCCAAAGCCAAGTAAAAGAGCAAAGCAGGTTAAAGAGTTTGTAATTAAAAACAACCCATACGTAATACTGCTATCAGGTACACCTACTCCAGAGTCATTTAGTCAAATGTATCATCAGGTATATAGTATAGCAGGTAATCCTTTCAGAGAACATACAAACTTCTATAAGTTTGCTAGAGAACATGTTATTCCAAAAACAAAACGTATAGGTTCTTTTATGGTTAACGATTACTCAGATGGAAAACAAACTATACTTGATAAGATGAATCAGTATATGATTTCATACACTCAAAAAGAAGCAGGGTTTAATTCTTCTATAAAAGAAACCATACTTACAGTTGATGCTCCAGAATCTATTCACAGCCTCTGTAAGCTACTTAAAAAAGATTTAGTTGTGCAAGGTAAGGATGATGTTATATTGGCTGATACAGGCGTTAAACTAATGCAGAAGCTTCATCAGATGTACAGCGGAACTGTTAAGTTTGAAAGTGGCAACTCTATGGTCTTAAATAATTTCAAAGGGAAGTTTATTTACAACAACTTTTGTGCTAATAAGATAGGAATATTTTATAAATTTAAAGAAGAATTGAATTGCCTTAAAGAAGTATACGGTGATGAATTATGTACAGATTTAAGTACGTTTGAAAGTACAAACAAATCTATTGCATTGCAGATTGTTAGCGGTAGAGAGGGCATTAGTTTAAGACAAGCAGAGTACCTAGTCTATTATAACATAGACTTTAGTGCTACTAGTTATTGGCAGAGTCGTGATAGAATGACTACAAAGGATAGACCTGAGAACGAAGTCTTTTGGATATTCACTAAGGGAGGAATAGAGAAACAAATATATAGAGCAGTAAGCAAGAAAAAAGATTATACGTTAAAACATTTCAAAAGAGATTTATTAACTTTAAATTAAATACAATGAACGAAAGAAAAAATTATAATAAACTAACTTATGTATGCGACAATTGGTCGTATGAAAACTCATACAATGATGTAAAAGTAAAACAGTTGGTAAAATGGATACATGAAGAAGGAGGGCCTCTTGAGAGAAAAGAGATTTTAGAGAAATCTAAATCCATGTTTATAAAAGAACGAACTTTAGCTGATATATTAAAGAAATTAGTTTTAACTAAAAAAATAAAAAGGTTATCTCATGGTGTGTATCTAGGTAAGTGTAAAGTTTTTTATACTTATGACAACTTTGGTGAGTCAAGATGGTGTGTAAACTGTGGTCAACCTGAATCAGAACATTAACTTTAAATTAAATACAATGGTAGAAGCAATAGGTTGGCTAACTATAGCCTGGATAGTAATGGTAGTAGGAAAAGCAATAGGTAGAAGAATATGGCCTGAAGACTGGAGAGATGATAGTTAAATTAGACGAATTAGAGATAGAGCTATGCGAATATATTGGGAAGCTTAGATCTAGTATAGCTAGAAGTAATAATGTTTTTGATGCCAAAATAGGAGACCAAAACGGAGTAGAAGCAGATATTCAAGGATTTAAAGCAGAATATGCTTTTGCTAAAAAAAATAATTTATTTCCAGATTTTGGATTGTCACCAAGAAGTGGTAGTGTTGATGGAGTAACAAAAGAAAATAATAGATACGACATAAAATCTACTAACTATAAAACTGGTAACTTACTTTCTACTTTAAAAGTAAATCAAGATGTAGACGTTTATGTTTTAGCTTACGTAAACAAAAACATAGTGGATTTTGTAGGTTGGGCTACTAAAGATGAATTAATAAGAAAAGAAAATATAAAAAGCTTAGGGCATGGCTCTGGATATTTTTTAAGCAGACATAAGCTACATAAATTTTAATATGACAAAAGAAACTTTAGGAGAAACAAGAAAAACTATTTGGGTATTTGGAAAACCACAAAGTATGTGGATTCCAATGATGAATCCAAAATATTTAACCGAGAATAATCTTTGGGACAATGACGGAACAACAGATACAAGCGAAAAGGATTAAACAGCTAGAGGCTGAAGGGTACTATGTTATCAAGCTTATTAAGACTAATAAGAATGGCATACCTGATGTTGTAGCTATACCACCTAACTGTGGTGTTCTATTCTCTGAAATAAAAAAGCCAAAGGGCAGGGTGTCTGCCTTACAAGAATATAGACTAAAAGAATTAGAAAAGCATGGAGTCAGAACAGAAGTATATAGAGGATGAGTTTGAATTGGATGAAAACTTCCTATATCAAATACACACATTTAACCCTAGTGTAAAGAATAAGATAGCAGCGCAAATAGATACCTTAATAGGTCTGCCTACAACAAAGGGTTTAGACAAGTTAAAGTCTGGAGTGGTACACGATAAAGATGGAACACCAACTTTCTTTACTCTTTCCTATTCCAAAAGAAATAAGAACTCACCATCTATACTGTTAGATATATTTGAGATAACACTAGACCAATACCTAAACGATATTAATTTAAACATTCATATAAAATGAAATTCGAATCATCACCTGAAATCAAATTAAAAAATAAAGTAGAAGCTATTTCAATTAAATTATTGATTGAACAAGAAATGGAGATTGAAAATATATTTAAAAACACTAGGAGACGAGAGTATGTGGACGCAAGAAGAATACTATTCTATATTCTTAGAAACAACTTTCTTCTAACCTATTTTGAAATAGGAAGGATTTCTAAAAGAGATCACGCAACTATTATACATGCAATTAAAGATTTTGATTATATAATTAAGGCTGACCCAATATTAAATGGTGTATATCAAAAAGCGCTAGAAAGAGCTGAGTTTATTACAACGTACTCTCCAGAGGCAAGAAAAGAAGAGATAATTAAAAAGATAGAACAGCTTAACGAAGAGTTACTTACTTTATCTAATTAAAATAATTAACTTTTATTTTGTATCTTTATTGACATGGAAAACAATAATGTAGGTTACAGACCAAGACTTACTGATGAGGAAAGTGTGATGATAAGTAATCACAGAGCATTAAAAGTAGAATGCGAAACCAACGGAATACCAATGAGTGATGTAAATCATTACTGGTATAAAGGCAAAAGCTTTTCTCTTCATGTAAAAAACAACGGTGTCTCTTTAGACAAAGTAAGAGAGGATATTATAAAGGAAATGAATAAACATTCTCCTTCATATCCTAAGATTAAAAGAACAAAACAGAAAGACCCTCACCTACTAGTAATTGATCCTGCTGACATACACATAGGTAAGCTGGCATCATCATTTGAAACAGGTGAGGATTATAACTCACAGATAGCTGTCAAGAGAGTAAAGGAAGGAATACAAGGAATACTTGAAAAGTCTAATGGCTTTAAAATAGATAAGATATTATTTGTAGGTGGTAACGATATACTTCATATCGATGAGCCACACCGAAAAACAACAGCAGGTACACCACAAGATACTGATGGGATGTGGTACGAAAACTTCCTTACAGCAAAAAAACTTTACATAGATGTATTAGAAACATTAATCGCAGTGGCAGATGTTCACTTTGTTTACAACCCAAGTAACCACGATTACATATCAGGATTCATGTTATCGGATTCTATACAGTCTTGGTTTAGAAAAAGCAAGAACATTACATTCGATTGCTCAATAGCCCATAGGAAAGGTTTTAAGTACGGAAATAACTTAATCGGAACAACACATGGAGATGGAGCGAAACAAGCTGATTTACCCCTTATAATGGCTAATGAGTTCTCTCAGTGGTGGGCAGATACAAAGCATCGTTATGTGTACACACACCATATACATCACAAGTCTAGTAAAGATTATCATGGCATTACAGTTGAGTCGTTAAGGTCGCCAAGCGGATCTGATTCTTGGCATCATAGAAAAGGTTATGGTGTTGGTGGAATAAAAGCTGTAGAAGGATTTATACACTCAATGGAACATGGACAAGTAGCAAGATTAACACACATATTTTAAAAAATGGAAAACACAAAATGTATTGAAGTAAGAAAAGATTATTACCTATTAATAGTTAATGACGTTTCACTAGGCGAGTTTGAAAAAAGTGACTTAAGACACGTAATAGAAGTTATAGACAATGCAATATAAACAAGACACAACTCTTCTAGAGGAACGATATTCTTCTAGAAAGATTAATGGATTAGATGTCATTGATTTAATTAAGCACTGGGATTTAAATTTTAACGAAGGGAATATTCTTAAATACCTACTAAGAAAAAAAGGAGACGATATATCTGACATGAAAAAAATAGCTGACTATGCAAATAGAGAAGCAGAACACTTACAAAATGATGGAACAAATTAAAGAGCAAATACTAAAAGAGAAGTTGAAAGATAAACCCAACTTCTCTTTGATTAGAAAATTACAACAGTTAATTGATAAGGTTAAAAATTAAAAAGATTTAGGATTAAACGATTTTCCACTTTTCTTTTTTCCTTTCTCATTACCAAAAGAAGCTGGTGAAAAAGATTTATCATCTTTACTTTTGCTATTTGTTTTCTCAACTTTACGATCTTTACCTTGATCTATTCTTTTTAGTTGCTTTGCTTCATTATCTATCATTTTTTGAGAAGGATTTTTAATACCTCTCTGATTTAGTACAGCTTCAGCTTCTACAATATAATCAACTTTCTCTTCTATTTCTCTTGATTTACCTATATCCTTAAAAGCTCTTTCAGCAATATATCCTACTTCACTTGAATTTAAAACAGGGACACCAATTAAATGCATAGCATAAGCCATAGTCGTCATTTTCAAGGCGTTTATTTTTTCAGGGTCTATTTCAGCTTTACTTTCTCTACCCATAAAAACAGTGGTCTTTTCTCCTGTAACAATTGTTTTAATCATATCAGCAAGTATTACTGCTTTTTTTGCACCGATTCCTAATGTACCTAGTTGGTCAATTATTTTTTTATCTGTCTTTGCAAAGAACTGAAATGGATTATCCTCATCGTCTTGAAACATAGACATCAATCCGTTTATTTGATTTAAACTTTCGTCATTTAAAATAGGTATCGGAACAAGAACATCTGCTAATGCATTTCCAGTTCTACCTATTAACCTTTGATTAAACTCTTTCTCTCTTTTTTCTTCTCTTGCTCTTTTATTAGCATATCTGTTTAAATTCGGGTCTTCTTCTTCTCCTGATATTAATCTTGCGGCAGCAGCTAA